CTATACTTTTTATAAAAGTATAACATTTTTTTTGCTATACTTTTTATAAAAGTATAACATTTTTTTTGCTATACTTTTTATAAAAGTATAACATTTTTTTTGCTATACTTTTTATAAAAGTATATTGTATGGAAAAGCATAGTATATTTTTTTATATATTTATATTTTTTATATTATTCTTTTGTTTAGTTATTTATTATCAATCTGACGCATATCAATTAAAATGTATTATTGCTTCCAAAGATGGTAATAGATATTGTGTTCGCGAAAGAGAGAAATTAGAGTTAGCTGCTAATCTTTTAGCAGATGTTACAAAAAAAATGAAAAATATGGTTGCTTATATGCAAGAAAAACATCCAAATGATTCGCGAGTAAAACGTCTTGTTGAAGGCTTTAATCCTAAAGCAATCAATGAAACATTACCTACTAGTGAATTAACTGCTTTTAGTGAAAATAAAGGAGAAAAAATTGCATTTTGTTTGAATACTACAAAACATGGAAATAAATTAATAGACATTAATACACTTACATTTGTTGCATTACATGAGTTATCACATATTATGACTGAATCGATCGGACATAAACAAGATTTTTGGCAAAACTTCAAATTTTTATTAATAAATGCAAAAGAGGCAGGAATATATGATCCTATTGATTATAAGAAAAAACCACAAAAATATTGTGGAATGACTATTAATGATAATCCATATTATGATTTAGTTTAATTTTTATTTTTTTTAAATTATTTTTTTAAAATTTTATATGAACAAATTCATATAAAATTAAAATAATAATAAATTTATATATATGTCAGAAAATTTATTACAAGAAACATCCTCTTTAGATCAAAAAATATATAAGGTAAAACTATTAACAAATGGATTAATTACTACTATTTATGTTTTTAATGGAAAAATTGCATCTAAGAACGAAGAAGATTTATTTCAAAATGTATTTACAAAAGAAGAAATAGAAGATATTAAACTTAATGGAATTATTGTAAAATTTTCAGATGAACAAATAAATTTGGACGATTCTATTGCAACTATTAAAATTAAAATACTAAAAGAATTAAAAAATGATGTCAGTATTGATGAAATATATCTATATTGTCAAAAAATGGAAACATTAAATGCCGTTGCTGTTTATCAAAGTTTGACTCAAAATGGTAAATTAGAATTAACTAATTTGCGATTAGAACAATTTATTTCAAATATTGTAAGTGATGAAAATGGCATTCCTTTTAATAAAATACATGAAGAAAAAGAAACATACACATTTGATGATATATTTGAAATGAAATTTGATAATAAAAAATATATTGTTAATAAAGTTTTGGGGCAAAAATTTTTTATTGTTGAAAATGAATATCCTTTTATTTGTAATCCATATGATGTATATAATTATGATAATTTTTTAGAAAAAACAGCTAGAAAATCTTTAACTACACTTAATAATCATTTATTATTAAATAATGGTGATATTTATGATAACAATATTTATTTATGTCTTGCAAAAGACGTTCTCTCTTTTATAGGTAATAAGGATATTTCAGAAGAATCAACTATCAAAATTTATTATCCTTTTTTGTATAATAAAAATATTAATTCATTAGATGATTTATTACAAAAAAAAGAACAACTTATTGAAAATAATAAAAAAATATTAAATGATAAAGTATTTGAATCTTTTAAAACAATTGATATGTTTTATAATGTATATTCTTTAAGAACAAATGATCTTAATTATATAAAAAAAGGTATTAAATATATAAAAGCTGTTATACGTCCTAATTTTGATGTTAAAATTCCACTTGAAATAATTTTTAAAATTATACATGCAACTAAAGAAAATCCATTAATTAAATATAATCCATCATCTAGACAAGAAAATATATATAGACTTTTTGCAGATAAAATTGCTACTGATGGTAGAAAAATTCCTTTTCTTAAAAAAGCAACTATCTTTAAATTAATGAAAAATATTGCACGCAACAAATGTGTTGCTATTTATGTGGAATCTGGAGAAAATTCACTCGTTCTTGAATTTGATGAAGAAGGATATATTACTATTTTTTCAGAGTTTAAAAATGTTTTAAGTGTTGATGAAATTAATTTAATTTTTAAAGATTCTATTAATCCTATTATTCAGGATATTAAAAATATATTAGAACAAAGTGGATATAAATTAAATAATTTTGAAAGCTTATATGATGAAAATATTGAAGTTAATCAATTAACTTATGAAACTCAAATTCTAATTAAAAAATCATTAAATATTGAATCATTTAAAGGATGTATTTCTTCTGTTTTCATTAATGAAACTAATAAATTTAAAGGCAAAACTATAAATCTTCGTTTTAAACGTGTATCTAATTTTAGTAAATATAATAGTCAAGAAGCTTTTATTCTTGAAAAATCTTCTCAGGGATTAAGAGGTGAAGAAATTATTGAAGCACTTTTAGACAACTTCCCAGAAGATTTAGAACGTAAAGATGCTGTTGAAATGGTTGTCAGAATTGCAAATGAACTAGAGGTTGAACATGGTGTAAGAAAATCGGATATTAAAATTAAAAATAATCCTGGATTTAAAACAACTATTTTACTTCAACCTGAAACTGGAATTATTACAATTACTACCGAAAATATTAATAATATTCAATATCTCTCCACTTTGCCTATTTATTTAGATACTATGGTACGTTTAACGCAAGATATAAAATCTACGTTATATCCGCTTCCTGAAATTAAAAAACTTTGTTCTACTGGAGAGAAAGGAGAATTTAAAATTACTGATATTATTTCATCTATAGAAAAATCATCGAAAAAATTTGAAGTCGCTACTATTGAAGATGATGATATTATTTATGAAAAACCTTTACAAACTGAAAAACCTATTGGTGCAATGAGTTTATTTTTTGACAATGATGAGGATGAAGATGAAGATAATATTGATTCTGAAGAGTTAAAAGGTGGACAAAATTCTTCTTCAGAGACTTCAATTTCCAGTGATTCTGAAAAAAATATAAACAATGATATATCTGAAGATTCTATTTCTTCCGAGAAAAAAATTTCAAGTGATAATGAATTAGAATCTTTTGGTCTATCAGAAAATACACCATCTAGTATAGTAGTTGATACTGAATTTCCAATTGATGAATCTGAAGAAAGCATTCAACCTGAAGAAGTTATTGCATCTGAAGAAAGCATTCAACCTGAAGAAGTTATTGAATCTGAAGAAAGTATTCAACCTGAAGAAGTTATTGAATCTGAAAAAAGCATTCAACCTGAAGAAGTTATTGAATCTGAAAAAAGTATTCAACCTGAAGAAGTTATTGAATCTGAAAAAAGCATTCAACCTGAAGAAGTTATTGAATCTGAAAAAAGTATTCAACCTGAAGAAGTTATTGAATCTGAAAAAAGTATTCAACCTGAAGAACCAGAAGTTAAAAAAGAAGAAGAACCAGAAGAGATCATTGATGAAAAAGATTTTGTCTCATTTGATACAACACCTTCATCTTATTCTGAGATACCTGTTTTAAAGGTTAAAGAAGAACCTGAAATTGAAGAAGAACCTGAAATTGAAGAAGAACCTGAAATTGAAGAAGAAAATGAAATTGAAGAAGAAAATGAAGTAAGAAATATTGATGGAATGAAATTAAATAAACCATATTATTTTCAAACACTCATAGAAGAAAAAGATCCTATATTAATTTTAAAAGAAGATACTCCACAATTTAATTCTTATCCTAGAACATGTAGTTCAAATTTAAGAAAGCAACCCGTTATTTTAACTGATAGTCAATTACAAAAAATAAATAAGGAACATCCAGGATTTTTGAGAGAAGAAGATGTTATAACATATGGTTCTAATCCAGAGAAAAAATATCATTATATATGTCCACGTTATTGGTGTTTAAAAACAAATACTATTATTGATCCAAAAGATTTAAAAGAAATAAAAGGAAAAGACGGAAAAACTGAACTGATTCATCCAACATGTGGAAAAGTATTACCAAAAGGAGAAAAAAAAGTAAAACCAGGTTATTATATTTATGAATTTTATTCATCAAAAGATAATAAAAAATATCCCAGTTTGATACCAGATTCACATCCAGATGGTTATTGTCTTCCATGTTGTTTTACAAAATATAATACAGAAGGAAGAATAAAAGCTATGAAAAAATGTACTGCAAAAGAGTCTATTATAGAAGAAAAGGAAACAAAAATTCAAGACGAATATATAAAAGGACCTGATAAATTTCCTCTAGATGTTGGTAGATGGGGTTATTTGCCTCCTGAAATTCAAACAATGCTCCATATATCAAGTAATGAATGTCAAATCAGTAAAACAAATACAAATATTAAAGAAAATTATCCATGTTTGTTAAGACATGGTATTGAAATAAATGATAAACAATCTTTTATTGGTTGTATATCTGATGTATTATATTTTGCAAAAAAAAAGGTAGGTACAAATAAATTGGAAGATATATTGAATATACAACACATGAAAGATCATATTATTAAGTCTATATCTTTAGATAGTTTTATTAAATACCAAAATGGTAATTTAGTTACCGATTTTTATAATCTTGATAAAATATTAGACATAAATAAATATACATCTTCAAAATTATTTAACAAAATAAATATTGATAATCCAGAAGAAAAAATATATTTTACAAAAGTAGTATCAGCATTTGAAAACTTTATAGACTTTTTAAAAGATCCTGACGCATTTATTGATCATACATATTTATGGGATATTATAAGCATGCCAAATCCACTATTATTTCCAAATGGTGTAAATTTAATTATTTTACAACTAAATGATGATGATATAACTAATAACGTGAGCCTTTTATGTCCAACAAATCATTATTCTTCGGAATTTTATCAAGCAAGAAAACCTACTATTATTTTATTAAAGAAAGATGAGTATTATGAGCCTATTTATTCTTATACAAATAGTAATGTAAATGGTGAAAAAAATATATTAATTTCTAAGGAATTTAAAGAATATGACACCAAACTTTCTACAACTATGAGAACTTTTTTCAAAGAAATTATAAAACCATTTTTTAATCTTATATGTAGACCACTGGAAAGTATACCCAATCTGTATAAAGCAAAAAGATCTATACTTCTATATGATCTAATACAAAAATTAGATACATATGAATATAGTATAAAAAAATTAGTACTTAATTTTAATAACAAAGTAATAGGAGTTGTTGCTGAAGAGCCAAAAACAAATTATACGGGTTTTATTCCTTGTTATCCTTCGTATTTAGATGATAATTTAAAAAAAGATTTAGATTATGTTTTTATGACCGATTTAAGTTTATGGAATACATATGAAAATACAATGAATTTCTTAAATAAATTAGATAGACGCAGTAAAAAACGAAGAACAGAAGCAGACATACCTTGTAAACCTGTTTTTAAAGTAATTGAAGATGAACATGTAGTTGGAATACTTACATCTACAAACCAATTTATACAATTATCAGAACCTATACTTATAGAAAATATACCTCACGATTTAGATATTCCATCTTTTAATAATAATAATTATATTGTAAATCCAAATAAAAAACCAATGATTCAAAGTGAAGTTGAATTTACAACACAAACAGATGTAGATAAAGAACGTGTTGACTATATAAAAAAAATACGTTTAGAAACTAGTTTTTATAATTTATTTCGAAATACAATTCGTATTTTAATTAATGATTATGAAAATATTAAAATTAGAGAAAAAATAGAGAATGAAATGACAAAAGAGTATGTTATCTATTCAGAAAAATTGAAAAATATAGAAGAATATCTTAGAGACTTAGTAAAAGATAAAATACAATTTATTGGAGATGAAAACTATTACAAACTAATTAATGAAGTTTCTACTTGTATTGTAAAAGATAAAAATCAATGTAATGCTACACCAAATTTATGTGCAGTTACAGAAAATGGAAAATGTAATATGATATTACCTGAAAAAAATTTAATTACAAAAAAAATAAACGAGCCAATTTATTTCAGTAGAATGGCAGATGAATTTATTAGATACAATAGAATAAAATCATTTATGCTTCAACCACAATCATATTTATCATTTGGCAATATTGGATATAATTTAAGAGATGATGAAATTATTTTAATTCAGTCTCTTTTAACACAAGATTATTTTGAAAGTCTAGTTCCTGCTATTATGAATAAATATACACATTTTTCTTCTTATGACGAAGTCGAACCTATAAAAACACAGGTTTATGACAATTTAATTACATCTTTAGACACGTCTGTTGAAAGAAAAAAAGATATTGTTTGTCAAACAACATTGAAAGATACAATCACATCTAGTATTTGGAAATCATGTTTTCCTGATAATTATAAAGAAATAATATATGACAAAAATAATATTTGTACTTTTCAAATTATTATTGATTTAATAGAAAGAAAAACAGGAGAAAAATATTCTATTAGTCAAATTAAAAATCAATTATTTGATGAATATAAAAAATATTTACCATTGTACATGGATAAAATAGTAGATATTTTAATATTAGAAGGAAAAAAAACACTAGGCGATCAGGTTCATTCTGGTATACTTTCTTTCTCAAATTTAATTTATACCGATAATTATTTTTTAACAACATTTGATTTATGGTTACTTGTTGTAAAATTTAAAATTCCTACTATATTTATTTCTCAAAAAACTATTTTACAAACAAAATATGAAAAGAATTCATTATTTGCGTATGGTAATAGAGATGATAGTTTCGCTTTTATAATTATTCCTGGTTTTCGTCCTGAAAATATTCCGAAATATAAATTAGTTTCTAATAATAAAAATGAAATATTTATTTCATTTGATCAATTAAATGCAAATTGTATTGATAAAATTTATAGTGCAATAGATGATTCAATTACTATAGAAAATTATTTACAAAGTTTTGTTAAACCAACAAAAACTATTTATATTAAAAAGAAACCAGGAATAATAATAGAATCAGATTCTGAAGATAATATACATAATGAAAAAGAACAAGAAAAACCAAAAGTTCAACGTAAAAAGAAAATTGTAATAGAACAAGATACACCTGAAGAAAAAGAAAATAAAACAATAAAAAAACAAACAAAGAAAAATCTTGTAAAAGAAAAAAAAACTTTCACAAAAAAAAATAAAAAATGAATACAAATTATATTTTTTTGAAATATATTCATAAAAATATAGAATGATTTGTAGAAATATAGAAAATAAAAAACCTTTATTGTATATGTTATTATTCTTTGGAATTATTTTATTATTTATATGGTATTATACAAGTTTAAAAATAGGTTATAAAAATTCTATTATAATTCTTTGCATTAGTATATTTACTATTTTCTTAAGTTTATTATTACTATATTTTGTAAATAGAATAAATAGTAATAATACTATTCATACTATTAATTTAACTGAAGATTTAATTAGAACTAGTGTATTTATTATTCGTGAAATTAAATATATAAATCAAGATAATAATATACAAGAAGATGAAGAAAATGGATTAAATAATCAACAAAATTCAATAAAAATCATACCAATTGCTACGGAAATACCAATTAAATAATTAATAATAGTATAATAAAAAATATATACTTCTTGACAAAATATATAATAATAATCTTTTGTATAATTAAACAAATATTATTAAATAGATAAATTTGAAAACTCATTATTTAATTCATTATCAACATTCATAACATTTTCTTCATCATCATTTTCTTCATCATCATTTTCTTCATCATCATTTTCTTCATCATCATTTTCTTCATCATCATTTTCTATATCATCATCATTTTCTTCATCATCATAATCAGTGTCATTTTCATAAGGTTGAAATATATTTTCTTCATTATCAGTATTATTCAATTGAATACTTACATCTTGTTCTCTATAAATACTATTAAAATTATTTGTATTATAATATATATATTTATAAGTTAAATGATCATTTAAAAATGTATCATTGTCATATTGATTAAAATTAATATGTGAATCATTTACACATATTATTTTATTATTTTGATTAAAATTTTTTGTATTAATAATTTTTATTTTTATTCTGCCAAATAAAGGATTAAATTTTTGAAAATTTACTAACTTTTTTTCTAATTCACATGCAGCATTATATTTTAAATAAGATACTAACAAATATTTACTATCTAAATATAAATTCAAATATGGTTTAAATATTTTAATTAATTTATCTTTTGGAAATGTCGAATCTATTAAAATTCTTTTATCCTTTACTTTATTCATATTAAATTTATTAATCATTTGAATAATAATATTATAAGTATCATTATTTGTAGAATTTTTTATATTATTTTTGATAGTTTTTTCTCTAATCAAATGTTCAAATTTATTTAAAAAATCAGTTAAACAAAAATTACAACTATGAAACTTAAAAAATAATTCTGTATAATTTATTTTAATGAAATAATTTGTTTTTTCTATAATAAAATGATAAATATAATATAAAATACTTTTACTAAAAGGTAAATTATTATATGGATTCTTTATACATAGAGGGTCTGCAAATAAATTTTGAGAATGAATTAACGACATGTCTATTATTTTTAATAAATCAAGTATTTTAAATAAATATCTAGAATTGTCTTGATAAATACATATAACATTTTTTTCATTTTCATTAATTTCATTTAAACACATATCTGTATTTACTACTAATTTGGATTTTTTAACTTTATAAATATATAAAAATCTATTCAAACCATTATAAACACGTTGAATTTTATAGAAATAATTAATAATTTCTTCTTCTCTACTATTTTGAATAATAAAATTATTCAAAATTTCTTTTAAAAGAATAAATTTTTTTTTATATAAAGGAAAATTATTTTTATCTATAGTATTATAACCTAGTTCAAAAATCATTTTAAATAAAGGATCTGTATTCGTATTATCATTTATAAAAAAATTATTTTGTTCAATATTAAGTATTTTATGCATGATTAATTGAAATACCATTATTAAATATTATAATATTTAATATTTAATATTTAATATAAAATCATTATCTATTTTATTAATTTATACTCTATTTTTATTTTTAAAATCCTGGATTATAATCATTATCTTGACCCATATCTTCTGGTTGAATAGTAATTACATTGTTATCTATTGCTATTTTATTTACACCACATTTGTCATCATTTATATCCATTTGTCCAAATAATTTTTCTATTTCATCTTCTGAAGTGGTAGCTTTATATTCGCTGTCAGCTTCTAACTTTTGCATTTCTTCAATATTTAAAACAACTTGGAAAGCTCCAGTACCAAAGAAGCCTTCTTGACCACACATTACATTGGCAGAAACACCTCTAAGTGTATCTAATTCTGCATGTTTTGCTGCTTTCAAAAACATTTCAGGTGTTTCTTCAAAAGATGCTTTTGCAATAGGTCCAATATTATCATTATTAATACCATGTCTAAATATAGATATTAATTTATCTGTATAAGTCATTCTATCTATCAGAACACTATAATTGTGGAAATTTATATAAGTACCATCAAATTCTACAACTTCTATCAATTCATTATATATAGCTTGTCTTGCAGCTTCAATACCGAGTACATTATATATTTCTACAATATCATTACTTAATGTTCTTTTGTTATCAATAAAATTTAGACCTAATACATCTATTAAATTTGTTCCAATTGTATCTAGAACCCAAATATCTTGTTTTTTATAAACTCCGTTATGTTCTATCATATTATCAACAATCTTACGTAATATAACTTTATTGATTCCTTTAATTCCCCTCAAAACAACATTTTGCAATAATTGATCTTGAAAATTTTTAAGAATATATATTTGATCTGACTGATCTAAAGGGTTAACTTTTGTTTTGTTTTGACCTCTACCTGATCCATTTTTGATAATTTCATTCATTCTAATTCTAAAAATTAATTTATCTGAATTGAAATCTGAATATACGCAACTGACTTGGTCTTCAAAACAGCTTTTTAATGTGAAATTGACATCGTCCATAGTAATATTTTTCTCAAGCATTATTTCAGGATCCATTTCCATACGAATTATCCATTTAGATTTTTCATTTTCTTCATTTTGTAGAACAGACTCATTACATTCTTCTATCATGTTTTCAAAAGCTCTATATTGTTCAATTGTATCCTTATCTTCAGCTATTAGAGAATTTAAATCATCTGGATCAAAACACACTTGTACTGATTTTACGATTTCTTCTAATTTAGTGTGTTCTAACATATACATAATTGTTTGTGCTTTTTCTTTGCTTCTTTCATCTTCTGGATTTAAATAAATACTAAGTGATGGATTTTTAATTTCACTAGACAGAGATAATATTTCTTCAATTCTTGGTACACCACGAGTTACATTGGATTTAGATGCTACACCAGCAAAATGAAATGTATTAAGTGTATTATGAACAATGATACCATAATCAGTCATAAATGTTTGATTTCCTGGAATAGTGAAATCATAAACATAATTTGTTTGATCTGGTGTATAATATTCAATTTTAATAATCTCATCCCATATTACATTTGATGTAACTGCTTGCTCAATAATTTTTAATTCATTACTAATAAGATTTTGAGTATCATTTTCTTTAAAAGTCTGATAATATTTTTCTAAGGTTCTGCGTCCTATGCTTTCTTTATTTTTCCAAAATCCATATGTTCTGCTTTGTCCTGGTAGTTTTAAAGTCTTTCCGCAATAAGCTACTATTTCTCCAAGTCCATTTATCTTATCAATTTGTTCAGATAAGAATTTAATATCATTGCGCTCAATATACTGAACAAGATTAGATAGTTTTTCATTATGTAATTGTGTACCAATATTGATTTGGTAAATCTTGGCATACTTGGGTGGAATATTTAAATGATATAATGGTTTTCCTTTTTTTTCTTCTCTTTTGATGACACTGAATATTTCAAAATAATTTAATATAAGTGCTAAATCTTTTACTAACTGCTCACTTCTACTGCAACAACGAATTTGATGATGCTTTTCATCACATTGAAAGTTACCATCTCCATCAAAATATCCTTGAAACATTGCTGCTTTAAATTCTGTGGGTGCAGTAAATGCAAAATCAGGAACTCTTTTTACAAAACTTCCGCTACCACATGTATTTAATAAAATGGTAGCAAATTCTTTACAAGTAAATTTTGTAGTAATAGATTTTCCATAAGCTCCTTGTTTTTCAGTAACGCGACATTCTTTTCCAAACAAGGCAGCTACTTTTTTAGTATTTTTAATATAATGTTCAGAAATATTAGTGATGGCTATTTCATGATAATTCAAATTGCCTTCTGCTAAGTAAGCACCAATAAACCAACCCATTAATGCATTAAGTTCTAGATTCTGATAAGTATATTTTACAAAATCTTGATTCTGTATTTGAGCACAAACTGGTATGCGCATTCCCTCTACCATTTCTGTTCCTTTAATTGCAACAACATTATGGTCTTTACGTATAAGATGACTATGACTAGTAGTTGTTTCCACAATTCTACCAGACCTGGTAGTCACTTTCATCATTTGTCCATTAACTGGATGCTTACTAACATGTGAAATCTTATTCCATGATGTTTTCTCATCTTCTGAAACACCAATAATATAATATTCATTTTCTAAATTAGATAGTAAAGTCTCTACACTATTTACATGCCCAGTATTAAAGGTTTTATCCAAATTTGTTGCAATTAGTTCATCGCAAAATTCACCCATAATTACTGACTTGATTTCAAATTCTTGTGTTTGTTTATTTTTAATTACAATTTTATGTTGAGACTCATATGCAACAGACATCTGTGTTGATACTTCACCAATACTTTGTCCTGCAATCATACCAACCATTTCTCCTGGTGCAACAATGGCTCTTTTATAATCAATAGTAATAGTATCAAGTAATAGAGTAAGTGCGGCCTTATTAAAACGCTTTACAACAAGTAAATCTTTGGGTGATAAATAATAATAATAAAGTGTTTTAAAAAGTTCGGTTGGAGGAGCGTAATAAATTTTTGTCAAATTATTATAACAATGTTCAATCATTTCTAATGCTTCTAATAATGTTAGATCTACTAATGAGGCAATAGAAATATTGCATTGTCCTTGAATATTATTAATAATATATTGAAATGCGACAGGACAATTTACCACACTATCACCTCTATTTTTAAAAACATATTTAATAATAGATTCACGTTTTTCGATCATCATATTAATATATTTTTGTGTTTTATCCATAAAATCAACTAATTGTTTTTTATATCTAGTATATACATTTTTTAAGAAAATATTACTGAGTGTTTTGATTTTTGTATTTTCTTCAGGTACAAGAAAGTGAGCATAAATTTCTTGTGTACTCATAGATACTATTGGAATACTTTGATTTTCTACTTTGGTTGTATCAATATTGTCATCACCATAAGCAAATTGTACTATTTTATTTTTATTTGTACGAATAGTCATGTCATAAGATACCATCAAATCTTCAAGACCTTTAATAAGACGTCTTTGAATATAACCAGTTGTAGAGGTTTTTACTGCGGTATCAATTAGACCTACACGACCACCCATTGCGTGGAAGAATAGTTCTTGAGGTGAAAGTCCATTAATATAAGAGCTCTCAACAAAACCACGAGCACTTGGTGAATCATCATACTTAGTATAATGTGGTAATGTTCTATTTTCAAAACCATATGGTATACGTTTACCATCTACATTTTGTTGTCCTAGACAAGAAATCATTTGAGAAATATTTAAATCTGAACCTTTTGAACCTGCATTTACCATTATGACAAATCGATTATCTTTGTTCAAACTTTTAAGACCTATTTTACCAGATTCTGAAGTGGCTTGATTTAAAATACTATTTACTTGTGTTTCAAACTCTTCTTCATTTGTTTTTCCAGTATTATTTTCAAATATTCCAATTTGAACTTGGTCTATTAAATTTTTGACATCTGTTTTCTTTTTTGTAATTACTTGAACAATTTCGTCATTCGTTTTTTGATCAGAAATTAAATCACTAATACCTACACTAAAACCTGCAGATTTCATGTATTCAGTTACTACATTTTGCAAATCATCTATGAATTTTGCTGAGGCCATATTGCCAAAATCATTGCAAACACGTTGTAGCAAACCTTTTGTACCTGCTCCCATTACACTTTTATCTATTTGTCCACGAATAAATTTACCATTTTTTATTTCTATTACCGCATTTGAGGTCTTCATATCGTCTTTGTCTTCTTTAAAAGCTTTTGTCTTGTACTTCATTGACAATGGTGGCATGATTTGACTTAAAATGTCAAAATTTGTAACTCCACTTTTCTCTTTAATATTTTCTAGTAATTCGCGTTCATTGACTCCATTAAACATCATTAATAAATTCATTGCGTCACGAGGATTAAATTTTATATTTGGCCTTGTAAATTGATAGCATCCTAGCATTGAATCTTGATAAATACCTATTATTGAGCTGTTATTCGCTGGACTCACTATTTGATATGGAACTGCTGCCAAATTTCTTAATTCTGCCTCAGATTCTGGATCTTGTGGCATGTGTAAATTCATTTCCATGAATACCCCTAAAGTTTCCAATAGGGACGGAATACACCTTGTGCCTCATCAAGCTGGTCAAGCTATCATTTGAGACCCGTGATCATCTACTCTCTGAACCTTCTCCATACTCTTACCATAACGAGGTTAGGAGCTTGGCTGCTGATTATCCAATCCTTTACGTTATTACCATCGGGTTCGGCAATTAACCGAGATCCTCACAAATGTTTCCAAATGTGAGTGGTAGTAAAGGCTCTAAGGAACTTCCAGCAGTTTGGTCACGTTGCTAATTGATTCTTTAAATTCTGAATAAATTCTATTGCACTTATTTTACTTTCTTCTAATGAAATATGAACTCCACCAAAATCAGCTTTAATCTTTTCTATATAGACATACCAACCATATTGCTCATTATATTTTTTTAAAGGTTTAATATACTTTTCAATGTCATCATCTATTTGTTTGACATATTTAAACCTTTCAAATTTTTTATCTTTATAATAATTTAGTACTCCATTTGAGACACGTTTCTTACTTTCATCACTATGAGTAAATACACTACCTCCGTTCTTTAAGTTATATCCATTAGGATATAAACTATTAAACTCTTTAATGTAGTGTGTTTCTCTTTCATCAGCATTTGTTATTTCACAACATTCAATTAATTCAATCACAAAATCTGCAACACCATGTTTTCTGATGGCATTATTTAAATAGTGTGATTGATTTTTCTTTTTTGAAAATGCTTCTGATATGTGACATCTAAATCTGCCTTCGTGTCCGTATGGTCTATACCTTTTATGGTTCAAGATATGAGAAACAGCTTGTCCTACATATATCTTACCATTTGAAAGGTTAATTATTTTATAAATCTCGCAATATCTTTTGGTTGGGTCATCTAGAATATGTTTTGATAGTTCTAAATATTTTGATGGTTCCATTTTATATTATTGTTATATTTTATATTTAAGTGCTTTTTTTAATTAGAATCAATTAACTAGGGAGTTACACGCTTTTAACGCTCCCTGTTGGGGACAAAATGCTTTTACATATGTCTATCCCCGTCAAACGGCTGATCCCAAAGGTTTCCCAAAGGGCCGGACTGTATCTTAAGCAGATTCAAGTTGGTTAAACTATCATTATCTACCGATTTCCGTTCAGTCTCTGAATGCCAACCATAGTCTACCAAACGACATTAGGTTGTAACACTGCGGATTATCCAATCCTTCACATTATTACCATTGTGTTCGGCTATTAACCGAGTTCCTCACAATTGTTTCCAAATGTGAGTGGTAGTGAAGGCTCTAAGGAACTTCCCGCAACAAGAAATCTCGCCTCATAAGAGACTAGGAGGTAACACGCTTTTAACGCCTCCTGTTGCCGACATTGACAAGTGTGAGCTTGTTTGTTACCATTTATGATAACAAAGTCTATCGGCATTGTATGGTTTTGTGTCAGCAACATTCATTCTGAATGTATCTCCTCGCTTCATGATGCGAGCAATATGACACATCATACTCATTCTGTGAAGAGTAGGTTGCCTATTAAATAGAATGGCATCGCCGTCCATCATATGACGATGAACAATGTCACCTTCTTCAATAGCAATAGATTTCCTGTCTAAATAGTAGCGCAATGTAATCACTTCACCATTTTTCTTTTCCAAAGTTTTTGCACCTGGCCACACATCCGCACCATTTTGCACCAACTTTGTCAAGAAATCTCTGTTAATCTTATTGACTACTACAGGCTTAGTAATATTCTTGGCTATCTTCATAGGAATACCTAACTCTCTTATGGATATATTTGGGTCAGCAGTAATAACAGAACGCGCACTAAAATCTACACGTTTTGCCATCAAGTTACCTCTCATACGACCACCTTTTCCATTTAATCGGTCTTTTATAGATTTCAATGGACGACCAGATCTTTGCGCAACTGCTGCAACACCAGGTATTTTGTTGTCTACTTGTGTTGCTACATAGTATTGCAATACTGTTGTCCAATCGTCTATCACATTTGCAGGAGCATTGTTCTGAATTTTCTCTTGCAAAGTCTTGTTTGTCTTTATTATATTTACTAAAATATGACTTAAATCATCTTCAGAACGTTGTTGAGCATCATGTTTTACAGATGGACGAACCGCTGGTGGTGGAACTGACATTACTTGACAGATCATCCAATCTGGTCTGGAAAAGACAGGACTAAACCCCATAAATGTTACATCATCATCTGATATTCTTTTGAAATTTTTTAATACCATTTCAGGTGTAACTTTAATTATTATTGGTTCTGCATCAGCACCTTCATTTTTCCATTCAGCAAAGATTGTTGCCAAACCCTCTTTGCGAATAGATTTTGGCTGTAATGTACCACAACCATCTTCACTATCATCTCCACAACGTTTTACTTTACTACACAAGGAAAATACATATTTCCATCTTGCATCTCCCTGTATTTTGAGTGCTTGTTTATATTTGTCTTTACTTATTAATAATTTACTACATTTAAAACAAACACACCTCATACATTTCATTATTGTTGTTAAATATTGAATATAGTAGACAGGACGTGCCAATTCAATATGACCTGCATATCCTGGTGTTTGCATATAATCTAGACCATCCGTAGGACAAATTAAACCTGGTTCTAAAACACCCATTCTTGGGTCAAATAGTCCTCCAATCACTGGTTTATTGTTTATATAAGTATCGCGGCTCGTTATTTCAGCCACAGACCCTTTTCTTATTTCTTCTGGTGATTGAATACTAAATTGAATACCAATTACTTTAGAACAATTCACTACTTTACTATTGGAAGTTGCTAATTTAGACATCTCTTATATTATAGTATAATACATTTATATTGTTTTTATTATTTCAATTTTATTTTTATTAAAAAAAATTATTTGTATAATTTATAATGGATTTTGAAACAAAACTTACGATTATTATTGTTCTTGTAATTTTAATTACTTTAAGAACTATCATTGACGTTTCTTATTCTATAAATTATTCTATATATGCTAGTGAAAGTGCGGAAAATTTTGATCATGTATATGATAGATATATGCTTGTTAAAGGTATTTTAGATGTTCCTTTTGTATTGTTAACAATATTTATATTATTAAATATTAAATTTAATTTAAGAGTATATTCATTTTTATTCTTAGGTATTATCACTATTTTTGTTGATCATTTTTTTGAATATTTCAATGTTAATTTGGATGCTAATCTAACTTATTTTATGGAGAAATACTTTACTTTAACTGCTGATTCCATTATTTTAGTAATTGGAATTTATATTTTGTATAAAATTTTTTATGTATCAAAATAAAATAACAGGATTATAAAGTTAATACAATTTTATAATTTTCTAAAATTATAATATTTTATTTTTTATTAAAATAAAAAAATTGATTTCAATTTAAAATTAAAATTTACATATACATTATAATAAAATATGCCTCGTGATAGTCAAACTAAATCATCTAAGAAGGAACAAAGCAAAAATTCTAAAAAAGAATTAAGAAAAAAAAAGGTTGTAGATTCTGATAGTGATAGTAATGATGGAAGCGATTCTGAAAGTGAAATAGATGTTCACGAGTACCGCAAATTCATTTCTAAAATATTTCCTTCCAAATATATTTCTAAAAAAGTCAAAGCTGGTGAAAAACTTAAAAAAGCTTTAAATGATATTGAAGATAAAGATTCTGAAGAAAAAAAGACTTCTAAAAAAAATAAAAAAGCAAAAAAAAATAAAAAACAAGTTGAATCTGAATCTGAATCTGAATATGATTCTGAATCTGAAGAAGAAAGTAATAAAAAAGCAAAAAAAAATAAAAAACAAATTGAATCTGATTCCGAAGATGATAGTTCTGAATATGAAGAAGATGATGAATCTGAATGGGAAGATGAAGATGAATCTGAATATGACGACGAAGAAGATACAAAAAAGAAAACAAAAAAATCTAAAAAGTCTAAATCTAAAAAATCTAAAAAAATTGTAGTTTCTGATGATGAAGACGAACCTAATAATAAAAAATTAAACATTATATTTACTATTGGTGGTGTAGATAAGGATGAAGATGAAGATGAAGACTATGACGAAGAATTTGATTCAGATTATGAATATTATGAAGATGATGAAGATGTAACTGAAGATGAGGATGAAGATGTTTCTACTGATGAAGATGACACAGAAGATGAGGATGAAGATGACACAGAAGAAGATGATGAAGAAATAGAAGATGAGGATGAAGAAACAGAAGATGAGGAGGAATTACCTTCTTCTAAATCGGAAAAAAAATCTAAAAAAAAGAAAGATTCAGAAGATGAATCAGATAATTCTACAGAGGCCTTAACACAATTAAAAGAACTCCTTGCAAAAAATCCAAAAGATAAATCTATTCAAAAATGTATTAGTGTTTATAAAAAGGAAATGAAAAAAGAAAAAACAAAAAAAGAGAAAAAAAATAAGAAACAAAAAGAAAAAAATTTGCGAATCTTCAGAAGAATTATCAAAGATAAAAATACAATGAATGATTTCGCATTTTATGAAAAATTAGAAATAGAAAATCAAAAAAAATTAATTAAAGAACTAAAAGAAATAAATAAAATTACACGTATTGAAAAACCTTATAGAATGACTTTATTAGAATCTACTATTCCTGTACAATTTAAAGCAGCTGCAATGAAAAAGATTAATTCATTAAAATATATGGATCCAGGTAGTGGCGATTTTTATAAAATTAAAAACTGGGTTGATACTTTTATGCGTATTCCATTTACTAATTTTGATAGTCTTCCATTATCTATTGAAGATGGTGTAGAAAAATGTCATGAATTTATGGAAAATGCACAAAAAATATTAGATTCGGCAGTATATGGTCTTAATGATGCAAAGATGCAGATTATGCAAATGTTAGGTCAACTTCTAACAAACCCTAAAGCAATAGGTACTGCAATCGCAATTCATGGACCACCAGGTACTGGAAAAACTAGTTTAGTAAAAGAAGGAATTAGTAAAATATTAAATAGACCTTTTGCTTTCATTGCTCTCGGTGGTGCTACAGATAGTAGTTTTCTAGAAGGTCATAGTTATACTTATGAAGGTAGTACATGGGGTAAAATTGTACAAACATTAATTGATAGTAAATCTATGAATCCTGTATTCTATTTTGACGAATTAGATAAAATTAGTGACACTCCTAGAGGTGAAGAAATTGTTGGTATATTAACACATTTAACAGATACATCTCAAAATTCACAATTTCATGATAAATATTTTGCAGAAATAAATTTTGATTTAAGCAAATGTCTTTTCATTTTCAGTTATAATGATGAATCCAAGGTAAATCCAATCTTAAAAGATAGAATGTACAGAATAAAAACAAAAGGATATAGTGGAAAAGAAAAAACATGCATTTCAAATAATTATTTATTACCAAAAATACGCGATCAAGTTAAATTTAATGATGGAGATATTATTATACCAGATGATGTTATTAATCATATAATTGAAACACATTGTCATAAAGAAGATGGTGTAAGAAATTTAAAAAGATGTTTAGAAATTATTCATACTAAATTAAATTTATATAGATTGATGAAACCTGGATCTAATTTATTTGAGGGTGAAATGTCATTAAATGTTGAATTTCCATTTAAAGTCACAAAAGATATTGTAGATAAATTAATTAAAAAGGATAAGGATACTTATTGTCCTATTACCAGTATGTATCTGTAAAAACAATTTAAAATAAATGTAGTATAATAAAATATAATGGATATAAATTATTTTTTATTAATGATAAATAAATACAATATCATTTTATATAATATAAATTCTATATTGGAAGTTTTTGATGAAACTACATTTTTAACAAAACAATATACAAATGATAAAGAACCATTTTTTGATATTTTTAATTCCGAAATAAATAAAAGTTATTTTATAGAAATACAAAAACATATTCTACAACTTAAAAATTTATGTGAAAAATATATAGAGAAATTATGTAAACATGAATTCATATTAGATTCAATAGATATTAATCCTGAAAAATCTAAAACAATATCATATTGTAAACTTTGTGGGTTGAATGATCCTAATTTTTAATCTATTTGTATTGTTTTTATTTAAAAATTAATATTCTATTATATAATATGGATAAAGATTATATTTCTTTTTTTGAATATGAAAAAAATGTAGATCCACATTTAAATAATGTCCCTTTTTATGAAAAAGATATAAATCAATGTAATTATGGTATTGATATTATAGATTTTTCAAATATTTTTCATGTGTCATATAAATCAACCACACCAAATTTATTGGCTTCATTTATAAAATTAAAAAAAGATGATATTATAGAACTTAATAATAATCAAAATATTATAGATTTTAATGCTACTTCTCATTTATTTTATATAATAGGTGGTAATTCCTCTATTAATATTGATAATAATGAACAATTTGTATATTCAGGTGATATTTTAGTTAGTCCTTGTTTTGATTCTGTTAAAATAAAAAATATTGGTGAAAAAGAATTGCAAATTTATTATATTAATGATAGTCCTTTAGTTAATTATCTTGGTAATAAAGCGCATAAAAAAATATTTAAAATGGCCATTTATAAAAACGAATTGATTTTACAGAAATTAAATGAATTGTCAAATCCAAATAATAATAGAAAAGGAATTTTGTTAAGTAATAAAGATACAGAATTATTAGGTATAAATACTATTACACCTGTGTTATGGGCATTATATAATGAACTTCCACCTAAAACTATACAAAAACCGCATAAACATAATTCAGTTGCATTAGATTTATGTGTAAAATCTAGTGATCATGAAAATATATATACTTTAATAGGCGAAAATTTAGATGAAAATGGAAATATAATTAATCCAAAAAAAGTACATTGGAAAGAAGGATGTATGTTTATTACTCCACCTGGGTTATGGCATTCACATAATAATATAGGTGATTCTTATGCATATGTTCTTCCAATACAAGACGCTGGTTTGCTTTTATATCAAAGAATATTAGGAATTGTTTTAAAAAAATAATAAGTTTTATACACCAAAATGAGACAAAAATAATAAAGATAACATACTTAATTTAATTATATTGATGATTAAATTAAGTGAAAAATACTAAACTGAGAAAGAAGAATATCATCCATATTATATAATAAACATTTGGTTTTCTCTACAAAAATGTAATTAAAAACATATATTCAAGTTTATATAAAATTCCCTACATATGTAGAGAAAAGTTATGAATTTTATTGGGAAAGTTTTTTCAGATTTTCAAAAATGGACAAAAAAAATGTCCAAAAATTGAAAAGACAAAATACTTTGCCCAAAATGACATAACTTGTGACCATATTTTAATTTTATCGTGTGGTTACAAAAAAAATAATTTTAAAAAGGTTAGCATAAATTTTTTGTAAATATTTAAAGCTTATTTTCTGTTGTTTATTTATGACAACGGAAAACAACGGAATTAAGCCAAAATTAAGCTCAAAATATTGTTGTATATTATGTGATTATAATACGTCTAAAAAAAGTAATTTTGATAGTCATATTTTATCTAAAAGACATAAAAAACATGAAATAACAACAGAAAACAACGAAATTAAGCCAAAATTAAGCTCAAAATATTGTTGTAAAAATTGTAATAAAAACTTTAACGATCGAGCTGGTTTATGGAGACATAAACAAAAATGTAATGTATATATTAATGATTGTTCAAATACTATTTCCAATAGTCAAATTGATAAAAATGAATTAATCATTACACTACTTAAACAAAATGCAGAACTTTTAGAAATTGTAAAAAATGGTACTATAAATAATACAAATAGTAATAATATAAATTCTAATAACAAATCTTTTAATTTACAATTTTTTTTAAATGAAACTTGTAAAAATGCTATGAATATTACTGATTTTGTTGATTCTATTAAATTGCAACTAAGTGACTTGGAAAAGGTTGGAGAATTAGGATACGTAGAAGGAATTTCTAATATTATTATAAAGAATTTAAATGCATTAGATGTAACAGAGAGACCAATTCATTGCACGGATAAAAAGAGAGAAACAATGTATGTCAAAGATGAGAATAAATGGGAAAAAGAAGATGATAATAATACTAAGTTACATAAAATGGTTAAAAAAGTCTCTAACAAAAACATAGATTTGATTACTGATTTTAAAGAAGTACATCCAGAATGGAAGAAAAGTACTTCCAAAGTGTCTGATCAGTTTGATAAGATAATAATAGAATCCATGGGAGGTAAAGGTGATAATGATTATGAGAAAGAAGAAAAAATAATAAAAAAAGTCGCTAAGTCAGTTTTTGTGGATAAAGTTCTTTAAGTATGTTTTTCAATTTATTATATTTTCTCTCAAAAATTTTGTTGGGAAAGTTTTTTCGGATTTTCAAAAATGGACAAAAAAAATGTCCAAAAATTGAAAAAGCCGAAATACTTTGCCAAAAAGCTGGCCTTTGTGACCATATTTTAATTTTATCGTCTGGTTACAAAAAAAATAATTTTAAAAATGTTAGCATAATTTTTTTTATATATTTTTATAAAAAATATTTAGGGGTTTTTTTGTTAGTATATTATACTAATGTATACTAATAATTTTACCCCAAAAAACCCATATAAATATTGTTGTGAAAAATGTGACTTTAATACGTGTAACAAAAAAGATTATACAAGACATTTAACAACTGATAAACACAATAAACTAATAAATACTAATTTAAAAACCCCAGAAAACCCTTTCTCATGTATTTGTGGTAAATTATATAAACATTCATCATCCTTATCTTTACATAAAAAAAAATGTATAAACAAAAATAAAAAAAATATTATTACAAAACCAGAAGCAATAAATGAAGTTCAAGAATTAAAAGAATTTATTAAATATTTAATAAAAGAAAATTCTGATTTTAAAAATATAATAGTAGACACTCAAACACAAATGTTGAAGGTTATTGAGAATGGAACATCTAATAATTCTATTACTAATATAACAAATACTAATTCAAATAATAAATCTTTTAATTTACAATTCTTTTTAAATGAAACTTGTAAAAATGCTATGAATATTACTGATTTTGTTAATTCTCTCCAATTGCAACTTAGTGACTTGGAAAAAGTTGGAGAACTTGGTTATGTAGAAGGAATTTCTAATATTATTATAAAAAAATTAAATGCATTAGACGTAACGTTAAGACCAGTTCATTGTACTGATAAAAAGAGAGAAACAATGTATGTCAAAGATGAGAATAAATGGGAAAAAGAAGATGATAGTAATACTAAGTTACACAAAATGGTAAGAAAAGTATCTAATAAAAACATAGATTTAATTTCTGAATTTAAAGAGTTGCATCCAGATTGGAAGAAAAGTACATCTAAAGTGTCCGATCAGTTTGACAAGATAATAATAGAATCCATGGGAGGTACTGGAGATAATGATTTTGAAAAAGAAGAAAAAATCATTAAAAAAGTAGCAAAGGCAGTTTTTGTGGATAAAGTTCTTTAAGTATTATTTAAATAATATAATAAAAATACTTAAATAATACCATAAATAATATTATAATGAATTTATTATTTTTATTGAATATAATAAATTTTATGATAATTTGTAATAGTCTTCCTTTTAGATCACATTTATTTCCGGATGAATGTAATAGTTTAAATAATAAAATATCATGTAATAAATATCCAGGTTGTGCTTGGTGTACTCATTATGGATGGAATAGTATTTATAATTGTATAAAAATTAAAGATGATACCGATTGTATCAATCAAATTGTAAATGATTGTATAAAAGTAGTTAGATGTAATTATTGCATTTTTAACGTATATGCAACATGGTTTTGTTATAAAAGTCTTTTTTCAGAATTTAAGATATATGGTATATAAATATAGATTCTTGTTATTTTACTATAAATCCTCTACAATAATGTAAATAAATAATACATTTTTTGTTTTTATTATTATTTATTTTTTTCTACATATGTAGAGAAAAGTTATGAATTTTTATTGGGAAAGTTTTTTCGGATTTTAAAAAATGGACAAAAAAAATGTCCAAAATTTGAAAAACCAAAATACTTTGCTCAAAAATCCAACCTTTGTGACCATAATTTAAAATTAGCATGTGGTTGCAAAAAAAATAATTATAAAAATGTTAGCGTAATTTTTTTTTTATAAATACTTAAAAACTTTTCTTTTTCTATATTATGGCAACAATTAGCAACAATTTAGTGGCAAATAGTGGCAAAATAGTGGCAAATAATTATAATTGTGATATTTGTAACTATAAATGCTCTAAAAAATATAATTGGGAGAAACATATTTTGACATCAAAACATATAAATGCAACAAATAGCAACAATATTACAACAGAAAGTGGCAAAAAATGGCAAAAAAACATAATATATATATGTAATAATTGTAATAAAGAATATAATGATAGAAGTGGTCTATGGAGACATAAAAAGAAATGTAATATAGAAAATCAACAATCACAATTAACTGAATTTTCTCCTGATTTAATTAAATTAATTACTGAATTAGTAAAAGGTCAACATGGGCTTCAAGAATCTATTATTGAATTATGTAAAAATGGTACTAACAATACTACTAATACTACTACTCATACAAATTCTCATAATAAATCTTTTAATTTACAATTCTTTTTAAATGAAACTTGTAAAAATGCTATGAATATTACTGATTTTGTTAATTCTCTCCAATTGCAACTTAGTGACTTAGAAAAGGTTGGAGAACTTGGTTATGTAGAAGGAATTTCTAATATTATTATAAAAAATTTAAATGCAATGGATGTTACTCTAAGACCAGTTCATTGTACTGATAAAAAGAGAGAAACAATGTATATTAAAGATGAAAATAAATGGGAAAAAGAAGATGACAATAATACTAAGTTACATAAAATGGTGAGAAAAGTGTCTAATAAAAATATAGATTTAATCTCAGAATTTAAAGAATTGCATCCAGATTGGAAGAAAAGTACTTCCAGAGTATCTAGTCAGTTCGATAAAATAATAATAGAATCCATGGGAGGTGCAGGTGACAATGATTATGAAAAAGAAGAAAAAATTATAAAAAGAGTAGCAAAAGCCGTTTTTGTGGATAAGTATGTATAATATAAAAAATAATAAATAATATAAAATTATTATTTTTTTGTAAATATTTACCAAATAGTATTTGTATTGTGCCACCACATACCATCACCTTTCTTAACATCAAATAATGCTCTAAAAATTTCGGATCTAGTTAATGGAACGTTACATCTATATTTATTTAAAGGATGTGGATTAGTTTTTAGTTGTGCACGTAATGCTTTTTTACCAACAATTTGTCTTTGTTGAAAAGCAAAGTATGTATAAAATCCTTCATAAGATAAATAACGAATAGGAATTAAATCATTATTTTTTTCTTGAAAATCTTTTAAATATTCATCACATATTGCTAAAGCTGAAATATCTGCAAGACTTTCACCAATACCAATAGATGCATCATAAATAATACCATCTCTTTTGCAAAAATCTTCATATTGTTTAATAACATCTTCTTGCATCGCTTTATATTTTTTCTTATCTGTTGGTGTCCACCAATCATATAAGTTTCCATCCCATCCATATTTACTTCCTGTATCATCAAAACCATGTGATAATTCATGAGCAATTGTATTACCAAGATGTGCTAAATTATATTCAATACCTCTTTCATCTAAATCTACAAATGGTTTTTGAATATATCCTAAGTTAATATAAATAGAATTTTTTGCTGGAGTATAAGATGCATTAACAATATATGCCTGTGTTCCAGTCATTTTAACAGGATATTGTGTCCAATCCATTACAGGAATATCAATAGTAGGTTTACCTTGTAATTCAATAAATTTTTTATGTCGCCAATCATTTATTTTTTGCATATTATCATACAATAAAGTACTATAATTTAGGTCAGGATCTTCTCTCAATCCTTCAGGTTTTCCATAAACAAAATGAAAATGATCTAATTTTTTTAGTGCATATTTTTTAGTTGAAGGTTCTAACCATGTATTACGTTCTAATATTCGTCTAAATACAATTTTTAAATCATTACATAATATTTTGACATATTGCATTGCTTGTGGATTTTCATAATGTTTGACATATTCATTTGTCAAAAAAGTGTTAAATGGTACTGACATATAAAGTGCAGCACTTACAGCGTCACTTCTATTCAATTTTTCTTGTCCTCTCTCAAAATCACCCTTAAATTTATATATTATTTCTTCCCATCCACGTGTGATTCTTACTAATCTTCTAAATAAAATGAATAACCAATAAGTTTTCCATTTTTCTGAATTCCAATTTTTCAAATAAATAGTACTAACACATTTTAAATAACTTAAATTATTAGTAATAAAACATTCTGGAATGTTTTTAAAACCTAGATGTTTAGCAAATTCAGGCCAATCAAAACCATATGTATTTACAGCATCATTTGTATATACTTTATTATATGTTTCATCGGGATTTTTAACAGAAATTTCAGAACAAACAAATGCATTAATTAATTGAGTTTCTACATCTAAAACGTCTTGAGGATTATAATTATTGTTTCCTAATAATACATTAAATATTTCTTTAATATTCTTTTTATAGGCTTCTCTATATTCTGTTTTGTATGCTATATCTGTACCATCATCAAAATAAACGCTCATATCAACTAATTCAAAACGATGAGAGGTAACATATGATGCATACAATTTTGTATTTTTTTCGTCAGGTTGTAATGACCATACAAAGGGTGCACTATTACATAACATTTCGTCGCTGTTAAAAAAAGCTAACAATTTCCATGGATTATTTTCATGAAATAATTCGTCAATGGTAGAAATAGATTCAAATGCTAATTTTTTTGTATAAGATTTTGGATTCATTTCAAGAACAGATTTACGATAATTGTATAAATTTTTAGATAACTTATCATTATGACTATTAATATATTTTAAAATGAGATTATCTAATTCTGTATATACTTTGTCTTGTGTTAAACGAAAATCATCTACTTGAACAATATATTTTTGTTGTTGTTCTACACTAACATTTTGTAACCACTGATAATTAATATAGTCATAATAATCATTTTCAGGTTTAATACTATTTGGTGAAAATTTGCTTAACAATTGTTTTACAAATTCTTTTTTCTTTATTGCAATAGATTTTTTATCCTTTTTTAATTTTTTACTAAATACTTCCTCAAATGGTTTTAAACCAATTGGACAAGTGTCGTTTTTATTTTTTCTCGTAATATTATTATTTTGTTTCCTTCTAATAGTAGAGGGCATTATTATATATATATATATATATATAGAGTTTAATAATATATATTTTATAAATTTATATTATTCATAATAAAAATTATAATCTAATATTCAGAATATGGAACATTATTTCCAGAACGCAAAATTAAATAATTATATTGTTCACTTGTCATACATGCACACCCCTGACTATTACTATATGTATTAGGGCAACACTCAGGTTTAAATGGAGTATTAGCAAAGAAATCTAATTCGCCTTCAGGTAAAGGGAGTTGTTGTTTAGGTCTAGCTAAAAAAGCTTTAACAGCAGGATTTAGTGGTTGTCCAGGTTTAACGACCAAATCAGGTTGATACCAAGAAGAAGTATCAATAGGAATATCTACATTTAAATTATATGGTGAAGAAAGACCATAATTAGTGTTAGCACCAGCGAATCCTTCTTTTGTACTTTTAGTCACAGGTGCAGAAACTTCATTTCCAGACATATCAGTAGTTTTTTTGGTATCCTTTTCCATAGTTTCAACACCTTCAATTAATGCATAAGGATCATGACAACCACAATAAGTATGACTAATTAAAACAATAAAAATAATAATAAAAAGAAGAGTAATTACGTTCATCTTATAACCAAATAAGGAAATATTCATATTATACATATTTCATAGATAATAATTTTTGATCATTCTTTTCTAAAAATATATCAATTGCCGCATTATAATCGTAAAATTGAATATTTTGAATAGTAAAAGTTTTTTTATCTGTTAATAAATGATATAATTTATCATTTTTGCTTTGTAATTTAATTTTATCGCAAATATCTAATGTAGATGAAATACCTATTTTTTTATCACAAATTACTAAATTAGGACCACCATGAATTATAAAATTTTCTCCTAAATTATATGTATATTGATTTTCAATATTGTCACCATTGACTATAACAAGACCATATACAATTTCACCATTTTGTAATTTCTCTCCTATTTCAATATCTTTAATATTTTTATAGGTTCCATTATGGAGTTTAATTTTTGTATATCCATCAAACCCGCTATCTAATTTAGAATGAATATCTTTTAATTCATCTAGTTGAATAGAATTGTTATACAAAATTTTATTTATATTATTATTGTAAATTTCGTCCCAATCTGTAAATAAACTATTATTAATTTTAATTGTCTTACTGCTTGTATTTAAACAATACAAGTAGGGTTCATTATACACTGCGATTTTTATAGCCTGTGGATGTTTTGATACTGGTATCCAATTTTGTTCATATTGAACAATATGTGTATCAGAAACAATAATATTATTTAAAAAATACATATTAGATCCTTTAGTTTCTACTTTTATACATGCAGTTACTTCATTATTATTTTCTAATACATCACCTAGTTGAATTTCGCAAATTTTTTTATTTGTTCCATCATTCATTTTAATAAGAGTATTTTTATCAAAACATTTTAAACGAGGTATTTTATAACCATAAATACCTAAATATTCACCCATAAATGCTAATAGTAATGCGAAAGGTATAGAGGTCAATAAGAAAAAACCAATTAATATACCACCTTTAATTGCTAGAGGTGGAAAAATTATGGAAAGTGTATATACTATAAAAATAAGAATAGCCAAAGCAATTAATATATTTGCAATAAATTGTGCAATAGCGCCAAATAAAGATTTTAATGCATAATATGCACCTAATGCGCTAAATAATATGGATGTCATCATAGCTTGAGTTTTATTTAAAATATCTTTTGCACCCAAAATTATATTTTGTAAAGGTGCTAATATATTTAAAAGTCGGTTTAAAATATTTTGAACAACTGCTAATATAACATTACGAATTCTATCAAATATAGCGCGTACATATTGAACAGAATCATTTAATTGATTAATAACACCATAAAAAACAGATACAATATAAGCGTAAGGTTCTACTGCGGGTCCAGTAATGCTTGATAAAATTCTTTGAGTACAATAATTAAAATTCTCTTTAGTATATTCAGATGCAGTAGTTCCTTCAGGATGAGTGATATAACCAGCATATGGTATAATTAATGGATTGCATCTCTGATTTGGCCAGTCACGAATAATTTCTTCAGCATTACTTTTAGTAATACAATAATGAATAATAAGAATTAATATAATAGTTATAAAAATAAAGATAAAGACCGATACACCATACTGATCTATATAACCTAATTTTTCATATATTTTAATTAATTTACTTAAACCAGGATTACTATCCATATAAATATACTTTTAAAAAAATATGCATTTTAAAAGTATATTGCTCTAAATTAAATATATCATGATTAAAAAGTTGTTTATTTGATTAAATAATCATCCCAATCCCAAAAACGTTCACTGCCAATTTGAATAATATGATTACTTGTAATTAAACAACTGAACCAATCTGATTTTACATTATTATCTAGTGTTGCTTTATAATATTTTTCTACTGGAATAAATAAAAGGTTACTCTCATCATATACAAAATGTGATCCAGTAACATAAATATCAGTACCATTAATACCAGCGCCTTTAATTACATAAAATGGTATAGAATTATTTTTATTATTAATTTTCATAACAGATTCAACAATGGAACCATTTTTTAAAACATCACCTAAATTTAAATCTTTCATACATATTATTTCACCATTTTGTAATTGTACAAGAGTATTTGGATGAAAACATTTACCTATTTTGCTAACAAAATTAAACCCAGATCCCATAGTTTTAATACTTCCATCTAAAATATACATAATACTTACCATAATACCAGTAGTTTTTCCTAATAAATCTCTAATTCCAATACTAATTTTCTCAAATTCAATCGTCATAGTAGAAAATGAACCAAATAAAGATGTAAAGATATTGGGAACAAATGTACGTATTTTATCAAACATAGCACGAACAGCATTTATTTGACCTACTAAATTGCCGACAGTAGATCCAAGTGTATTTACAATAAAGAAAATAGGTTGTAATAAGTATTCCATATAGCTACTTTGCATGGTTTGAATACAATATACAAAATTTTCATTAATATTATCTGCTAAAGGCATATACATTGGATTACAACGATATAGAGGCCAGTTTTCTTTAATTTCTACATATTTACTATAATAGAATACCACTAAAATATAAAATATAAAGACTACATTTATATAAACAAAATTGAACCAATTTTTTGAAGAAGGCATAACTTATATTATAAATATAAAATTATTCGTGTTGTTTTACTTTTATTTTATAAATATTTATGAATAAATTCTACGAGTTCTATTGTGTCTAGTTCTTTTTTTACTTCTGCGCTTTGTTTTTTTATTTTTTCTATATCTTTTTGATCCTCCTTTACTAAAAGCGCCTTTATCATATTCACCATTTGCTTGTGCTTTTACATCATTAGATACAACATCTTTAACAATACCATTTACATTATAAGAAGAAGTGGATGTAGGTTGAACTTCAATAGCTCCACCTTTTTTGTATTTTTTATATTTACCTCCTACTTTATTTACTTGAGCTTGGATTTTGTTCATATTATCAATTTTCATAGCAGCAGATTCTTGTGGTGTACTAGCACCTGGTGTTAAAGGTGCTTTTTGTTGTTCTGGAATATTAAATTTAACTACCATTTAATATATATTTATATAAAAATAAGTTAAAAAATAAAATATTGAATATTCATAATAAATAAAAATGAACGATAAACAACGTTTACAATTGGCAAATATGATAAAGACGAATAATGTAGAAGATCAAACAGGATTAATACGTGAGTTAAAACATAGTCAAGTACTAAGAAATGAAGTGAATAATATGATTATGATTAAGGCTAAATATCGTGGAGATGATGCAAAAATATCAGAAGAATGTCTTAAAGATTGTAGTTTTTTATATACTTATTACACAGATATATTTAATAAAGTTAAGAAAGATGAAATAGACATTCATATATTGAACAAATTTTTAGATGTATTAAGACAAATAGAAGATGGTGAATTAGATCAACATGAAGGTTCCTTTTTAGTAGGAAGTGTGCTAAAAGAATTATATATAGATAGCGCTTTAAAAAAGTCTGAAAAATTAGATGAACAAGCTGAAAAAAATATTGTTGAACCTAAACGTGCTGAAAATAATATTTCATGGAAACAATTTAAGATGATGAAAAAGTAAAAAATATATAATAAAATATATAATAAAAATAACATAAAAATAATATATAATAATAGTATATATCTATGCCTTCACACATAAATACAGAATTATTTAGGGAAAAATCCATTGAAAAACATGGAGATACTTATGATTATTCACAAGTAGAATACATCAATGCAAAAACAAAAGTTAAAATTATATGTAAAGTACATGGTATATTTGAACAAATACCATCATTACATGTAAAAGGTAGTGGATGTAAAAAATGTGGTTATACAATAAATAAGACACGTATTGTTAAGACAAAAGATAATTTTATTCAAGAAGCGGTTAACATACATGGTAATAATTATGATTATTCACAAGTGTGTTATATAAATACAAAGATAAAAGTAGATATAATATGTAAAATACATGGTTTATTTTCACAAGTTCCAAATGCACATATAAAATTAAAACAAGGATGTCCTAATTGTGGTAAAATAAAACAAACATTAAGTACAAAAAAAACACTTCAAAAATTTATTGAAGACTCTATTAAAAAACATGGAGATAAATATGATTATTCAAAAAGTAATTATGTAAATGATAATTCAAAAATTGTTATTATTTGTAAAGAACATGGTGATTTTGAACAAAAAGTATCAAATCATTTACAAGGAAAAGGTTGCAATAAATGTGCTGATATTATTAGAGCATCAAAAAAAAGTAAATCTTTAGAAAATTTTATAATAGATTCAAAAAAAATTCATGGTGATAAATATGAATATGAAAATGTTATTTACGAAAATTCTAAAACACATATTTTTGTAACATGTAAATTGCATGGTAATTTTAAAATATTACCACCAAATCTACTAAAAGGAAAAGGATGTCCAATCTGTGTGAATAAAGGTGAGAAAAAATTGTTTGAAAAAATAAAAAAATTTTATCCTTCTACAATGTATAACGTAAATTTTGATTGGTGTAAAAATAAAAAATTTCTTCCATTTGATTTTGTTATTCCTGAATATAATATAATTTTAGAGTTAGATGGATGTCAACATTTCAAGCAAGTAAGTAACTGGAAATCTCCAGATACACAATATAAAAATGATAAATATAAAGAAAAGTGTGCTAATGAAAATGGGTATTGTGTAATAAGATTACTTCAAAAAGATGTATTTTTTGATACATATGATTGGTTAAAAAAAATAATAGAGGTGGTCCAAGAAATACATTCTAATAATAAAATACAAAATTATTATTTATGTAATAATAATGAATATGAAAAATATATTTTGAATGAATAAATTTATAGTATAAATAACATAAATGTATTTGTATATACAATTGTATATACTGATATGCCAAAAAAATATAACACTACAACATCACTTGTTATTGTGGAGTCACCAGCAAAATGTAAGAAAATAGAAGAGTATCTAGGTCCTGGTTATAAATGTGTTGCTTCTTTTGGACATTTGCGTGAATTGCCTTCTCTCAAAAATGTAGATTTTGAAAATAATTTTCATCCTACATATACAATAATAAACAACGCATTGAAGAAAAAACAAATTGAATTATTAAGGAAAGAGATTAAAAAAGCTGATGAAGTTATAATTGCAAGCGATTCAGACCGAGAAGGAGAGGGAATCGGTCACACAATTATTGAATTATTTAATTTACCTCTTAATACAAAACGTATTACCTTTAATGAAATTACTGAGCAGGCTATACAAAATGCTATAAAAAATCCAACAACAATAGATATGAATCAAGTACATGCTCAACAAGCGCGACAAATATTAGACTTACTAGTTGGTTATAAAATATCTCCTATTTTATGGAAATGTATAACAAACGCAGGAAAAGATAATGCGCTAAGTGCAGGGCGTTGTCAAACACCTGCATTAAAATTAATTTATGAAAATGAAAAAGAGATAAAAGAATCAAAAGAGAGAAAAATATATAATACAACGGGATATTTTACAAATTCAAATCTACCATTTGTTTTGTCAAAAGAATATGAATCAGAAGAATCAATAAACATTTTTTTAAAAGGATCATCAAGTCATCAACATATGTATTCATGTTCACAGCCTATAAAAGTATTTAAATCTCCTCCAGAACCATTTACTACATCAAGGATTCAACAAGTTGCCTCAAATGAATTACACTATAGTCCTAAAGAAACGATGCGAATTTGTCAGTTACTTTATGAAGGTGGTTTTATTACATATATGCGAACAGATTCAAAGACTTATAGTGTCGATTTTTTAGAAGAAGTGAAACAATATATAACTGCAAATTACGATGCAAATCAAAAATATATTGGAAAAATATTTGAGACGATAGATGAAGAAAAACAAGATAAGAAAAAAACGAAAAAAAATAACAAAATGATTACACAAGATGCTCATGAAGCGATTCGTCCGACAAACATTTTTCTACGTGATTTACCAGAAACCATTTTGGATCCTAAGGAGCATAGATTATATAGATTAATTTGGGAAAATACATTAGAAAGTTGTATGTCAGCTGCTTCATTTTTTCAAATAACTGCATCTATAACAGCATATGATAGTGGAAAGTTTACATATAAAAGCGAATTAGTAGATTTTCCGGGATGGAAAATAGTATCTAAGAAATATGTTGAAGAAATAAAAAGAGAGAATAAAGATTATCAATATTTGCAAATAATAAAGCAAGGTTTCATTCCTTACAAAAAAATAGTAGCTCATGTTAGTATTCGTGGATTAATATCACATTATACAGAGGCACGTTTAGTTCAACTTTTGGAAGAAAAAGGAATAGGTCGTCCTTCTACTTTTTCTTCTCTCGTGGATAAGATTCAAGAACGTGGTTATGTAAAAAAACAAGATATTAAAGGTCGTGAAATTGTATGTAATGATTATGAATTAGAAAATGATAAAATTCAAAAAATAGAAATAAAGAGAGAATTTGGTAATGAAAAAGGAAAATTGGTTATTCAACCACTTGGTATCATTGTCATTGAATTTTTAGAAAAACATTTTGCAAATTTATTTGAATATAATTATACATGTGAAATGGAAAATACTCTTGATAAAATAGCAAAAGGCGAATATATATGGCATCATTTATGTCGTGATTGTAATATTCAAATAGATGATTTAATTCATATTATGGGTCCACAAGCTAAAATGGAAATACAAATAGATGATCAAAATACCTATTTAGTAGGAAAATATGGACCAGTAATAAAGTGTGTAGAAAAACAAGATGATGGAAAAGAAAAAACTACTTTTAAACCAGTACGAAATGATATAGATATATCTAGAATAGAAAAAGGTATTACACAAATAGAAGATATAGTGGATGCAAAAAAAACACAAACAAAAAGTAGTTATATTCTTGGACAACATGAGGGACATGATGTAATTTTAAAAAAAGGAAAATATGGACTTTACATAACTTGGGATAAAAATACAAAAACATTAAAAGAATTAGGTAATAGACCCATGGAGAACATAACTTTTGCAGAAGTAAAAAAATATTTGAACGAAGGAAGTAATTTAATTAGAGAAATAAATACTAATACATCTATAAGAAAAGGTCCAAAAGGAGATTATATATTTTATAAAACAACACGTATGAAAACACCAAAATTCTATGATATTAAATCCTTTACAAATGAGTTAAGTGAAGACTATAAAATATGTGATATAGATATTTTAAAGTCATGGATATCAGACAAATATGATATTTAGTAAACAAAAGCAGATTGGGTATTTGAATTTCTTAAAATTTGCGGTAATTGTAATGTAAATTCAATGTCAAAAGAATAATTAAATACACCAAAATTTACAGGTTGTCCATTGTGATATCTTAATTTAATATATAATCTACGCATTCTCTCAGCAGGAGGATAATAAAATTTATATGGTAGTGCGTCACGATCAAACCATTGAGAAATCGGAGTTGTAGGAACAGGAATTTTTGCAAAGGAAGAGTTTACAATTCCATTTGTTGAATTTGTTTTAATGGTAAATTCGTTAATATTATAAGGTTGTGTTTCATCTATACAATTTTGACCCGCAATCTCCATATAAATATAAGCTGGACCCATTAAATTAATTTTATAGTCTGCTTCAACCCAATTTACATTCGAACCAGGATAAATAGCTTGTGGTACTAACCAGAAACCATTATCTCCAAAAACTACATCACCAAAGTAGAATCTAGGAACTATAGTACCATTATAAAGAGCTGCTTCTGTAATATTTGCTGCGGTTAAACCATTTACGGATTCAGTATCACATCTTGATAACCCAAGATTTCCTGGTAATCCCCAATCGCTAAAATCAGGCGCATATTCTTTGGTAGCACAAATAAAATTAGAAGCAATATTTTGTTTCTTAAATTGTGTTGTATTTGTTAAAATAAAACCATCACAAACATTTCCAAACCATATTTTTTGACTAACATTATTATACACAATAACAAAATTTTTATAACCACCTGTAGCATTTAAAGATGTAAGAGCAGTCAAATATTGTGCTCGTTCTACGGGTGTAAGTGCAGGATTAACTGATTGATCTGTAAAATAAATAGTTAATTGATATGTAACAGACGCATTAAATTTATTTGTAAGTTCTGTAACCATTTGGTCTGGATTATAAAAACCTTGTTCAATGACAATACCAAAATTATCATCTTTATGGAGTGATAAATATTCATATATTTTAAGTAAAAGTATATCAACTACACCATGATCATTTGGGTTATATGGATTATTAATTTTAAATGTCATAGATATATTTGAATTTAATATTGAGAAAGTATTATAATTTGAAGGAAATGTCCATGATACTAGTCGTAAAGCAACGACATTTAATAAATCTTCAGGCATTTCAATTTCAAATTCAGAAGAACTAGGAAATTTTAAATAATTTCTATCTTCTGAATGTATAGATAAGTATTTTTTATAATAAATATATTCCTGTGAGTTTTGTATTAAAGGATGATTTTTATTTGTATTAAAGTTGTTAGAAATTTTATTGTATTGATATACACTTTCAGACATATTATATATTATGATTTTTTTTTATATTATTTAATTTTTTTATTATTATAATACTTTTAAACAATTTAATAATAAAACTATTTATATATTATATTATAATGTCTTATTCATCAGTTGCAAATTATAGTGGTTCAGTGCCAGACAAAAATCAACAAACAAAAAATTTTGTATATAGTAGTCCACGTAACCAAGGAGTATGGAAAAACACATCTTATAGTAGTGTACCACTAACACCTGTACCAGGAGCTGAACCACCACTAAATACAACTCTTTTAACACCTGCAGTTATTAAAACACCTTCTAATGTTCCAATTCCAGTTTATATTCCAACCGATTTATACGTAAGCGGTATAATTTATGGAACATTAGTGACTCCGTCAGATGAAAAATTAAAAGACAATATACAAAATATACCTGAAATGAAAATCCATTCTATTTCAAATTTAGAACCGAAAGAGTTTTCATATAAATATGATCCTGAAAAAACACATTATGGTTTTTTAGCACAAGATGTAGAGAAAATATATCCAGAATTAATAAATGAAAATAATAATTATAAATCAGTAAATTATATTGAATTAATTCCATTACTTGTATCAAAAATAAATGCAATGCAAAAAGAAATAGATGACTTGAAGAAACAAAATAATAATATTTAGGAAATATAAATTTAATATTTGATTTTTCCACTTTTATTAAAGTGTATATATATGGTAGGAGATTTTTCTGCATTTCAAACAAGTATTTATAAATCATTAATAAATGCAGGTTGTATTGTTTTTTTAATAGGTATGTTTTCAACCGGTTATAATTCTATAAATTGTTTTTTATCTGGATATGTTGCAGTTTCAATAGCAATGATGATGATATTGATTCAAGTATTAAATAATTTACAAACTAGAAAAACAGAGGGAGCCTCTATAGGAACATTATTATTAAATTTATTTCCATTTATATTATTACTTGGTATTACCGCTTCTTTATTTTATTTAACTTTTATATATAAAGATATTATTATTGAGGGCCGTGTCTCTTCAGGATATAGTGTATTTAGTAATATAGTAACAATATTAATATTAATTCAAATGTATATTATATATTCAGAAGTATCTAATAAATCATTCCAGGAGAAAGGTATATCCAATGTTACAATGTCAACTATATTGTTGTTAGGTGTTTTATCTGCCATAGCAACAAATATATTGCGAACTATTTTAAAATACTTTACGACAGATGGTTTTGAATTATTAAAAATATAATATAATTATTTTTTTTGTAATTTATAATATATTAGAATATATTATAAAATGAGCACTAAGATAACTATTGACATCATTTCTTTTGACACAAAGACACCTAGTAAAGCAGTTTTTTCTATAACACCATCTGCTAATAAACCACCAAAACAAATAAATTCAGAAATAAATTATTTACAAAACCCACCAGATGTATGGGCTTCAAAAGTAACAATAACAGCAAGTCCACCAGATCCAAGAATATTTGACTCTCAATTTACAAGTAAATTAACTAATGCTTCAGATGCTGTAAATAGTACGATTACAGGTAAATATGTATCAAATGGTACAATAAATTGTACTATTAGCCCTGACCCAAATAATAAAACAGGTGCAATTGTTAAAAATAACAATACTAAAGAATCATTACCATTAAAACAATTAGATCAAAACTCATTTACATTAGGAGGATTAATATTTAGATCTGAATATGGAAAAAATAGATTTATTATAACTTATAATAGAATTGATGAATTAAATGCTTTAGCAGCTGCAATGTCTGGATCAGTTTTTAATGGATCAAGTAGTAATACACAAGATGTAATGGCAGGACATTTAGCTTGTATTTTAGGTCAATTTAGAACCTTATTTCCTTAAATATTACGTGTGAATATATATAAATTTATAAGTTAATCCATAATTCATATGTGTTTCCCAAATCCCAGATATTTTAAGTATAAAAGAAGAAAAAGTTTTATTAGATATATCTGAAAAAATTTTGATATTACCATTTTTGAGTTGCTCATATATTTTAAATTGTGGAATTTTATCT